TCACAGCAGACAACCTCATCGACTTGTTCTACTCACTTGATGGTGCTGCACGTCAGCTCCCAGGTGTGGCGTTCATGATGACGGGTCAGTCGATTGGTCGCGTTCGCAAGTTGAAGGACACGGCAGGAAACTTCGTGTTCCAACCAGCCCTTGGACTTGATGCACCTGACACATTGTTGGGCAAAGCATTGATCGAGAACCCATCGATGGCAGAAGCAACCACTGGCAACAAGTCCGTGATCGTTGGCCACATGCCATCGTTCTTCGTGCGCAATGTTGGTGGAATCAAACTGGATCGTTCCGATGACTTCGCATTCAGCGCAGGTCTCGCGACTTTTAGGGCGCAGATGCGCATCGATTCCAATTTGCCACAAACTTCCCACATCAAGCATCTCCTCCAGCCGTAAGGCTTGAGGGGCTTGCCCCTTCATATCCCATAATTCCCCTAGGCTTAGGGTCGTCGCGAACACGCAGGGCGCGGCGACCCTATTTCTATTCCCCCCTGCGATCTGCGAAGGAGAAGGAAGTGTCTAATGTTCGTAATCATCAAGAACACTTTGGTCGAGTTACCAGACCTAGAAGCCGAACTGCTACTGCATCGGGGCATAGCGCACCTTCCCGAAGTAGCGGACTTGCCAACCCCGATGCACTTCGCATCCTCTGGTATTCCAACGCACCATTCGTCCCCACCGGCTACGGTACGCAAACCGCGCAAGCCGTCATCAGGCTCATCAAAGAAGGTCACGAAGTAGCGATCCATGCGATGTACGGACTCGAAGGAGTTTCGTCTAATTGGAATGGAATCAAGATGTATCCACGTGGGATGGCACCGTATTCCGATGATGTGATGGTTGCTCATGGTTTGCATTGGGCGAACGGCAATCCGAAGTTGCCTTCGTTGCTGATGACTTTGTTTGATGTGTGGCCGTTGAAGTCAAAGTCGTTGGACATGGTTCAACACATTGCGTCTTGGGTTCCGATTGATCATGCACCGTGTCCTGAAGATGTTGTGGCTTGGTGTGCGCGTCCGAACGTGAAGCCGATTGCGATGTCGTTGTTTGGGCAGAAGATGTTGCATGCTGCTGATGTGGAATGTTTCTACGCTCCGCACGGGATCGAGTCTGTGTTCAATCCGAAGACGAAGATGATCACTGATGGCAAAGAGTTCACAGGTCGTGAGTTGATGGGTATACCTGATGACAAGTTTGTTGTGATGATGAATGCAGCGAACAAGGGTGCTAGTCCGTCTCGTAAGTCGTTCGCAGAGAACTTGTTGGCGTTCGGCATCTTCGCATCCACTCGACCTGATGTGATGTTGTATTTGCACACGGAACGTGATGGTGCTATGGGTGGTGTTGCATTGTTGCCGTTGTTGGCTGCGTGTGGGATCAGCGAAGATCAGTACAAGATTGTTGATCAGTATGCGTATCGGACTGGATTCCCTCAAGAGGCGTTGGCTTCGATGTATGCGTCGGCAGATGTGTTGTTGTCGGCAAGTATGGGTGAAGGGTTTGGGTTGGCTGTGATCGAGGCTCAGGCTTGTGGCACCAGGGTGATCGTCTCGGACTTCACTGCTCAACCAGAGCTGGTGGGTTCGGGTTGGTGTGTTGATGTGCAACCGTTCTGGGATAATGCACAGAAGTCTTGGTTCTGCACCCCACAAGTGGGTTCCATTGTGGATGCCCTGAAAGAGTCCTACAACGCGCCTAGATGCGTTGATCAGGTGGCTGTGGACTTCGCAGCCCCATACAACGCTGATCGCGTCTGGGACGCTCATTGGAAGCCTGTGATGAAGGGACTTGCCGAATGGTGCCGGTCATCATCATCCCCGTCCTGAACAGGTATGACTTACTAGAACGGGCGATCCGCTCGATTGATTATCCCGTCGAGCAGCTCATCATCATTGACAACGGCGACAGGTATGACGCTGACATGTTGGCGTGGACTGCGCCTTGGCAATACATTCAGAACTGGTATCTGTGGAGGATGCCAACGAACCTTGGTGTGGCACCGTCATGGAATCTTGGTATCAAAGCAACACCTCATGCGGAGGGTTGGATGTTGTTGAACTCTGACGCATGGTTTGAACCAGGTCAACTTGAAGCGTTCTACAAAGACTGTGAACCTGACACGATCACGTTGAATAAGTCGATGCCTGCTTGGTCGTGTGCGTGGGTGGGTGCTGGTGTGGTTGAGCGTGTCGGTCTATTCAGCGAATGTTATGTGCCAGCATATTTTGAGGACAACGATTTTGAGCAACGTGCGCAACGGGTCAATGTTGAGTTGAAGGTTTCGCAGGCTGTGATCGGTCACGACAATTCTTCAACTATCAGGTCGGATGATTCGTTGGCTGATAAGAATGCGAAGAGTTTCCAGGCGAATCAGGAGTTGCATCAGTTGCGTTGGCAGTCAGGTTTGCCTGACGCTGGGCATTGGGATTTGAAGCGTCGAAGGGAGTTCGGGTGGGATTGATTGACTATCAAGGTGTGCATGAGTTTGAGACGATCTATGTGTTTGGGTCTGGTGCGACGTTGAATTATCTGGCACCGAGTTTCTTTGATGACAAGATTTGTGTTGCAACGAACTTCTGTGGATCGGTGTTCGGGTTGGTCAGGTATTACGTGTTCAGCCACTATCACGCTGACGCTGTGTTGGAAGCGAGGCGCGACGAATCAATCGCTGTGTTCACGCCTCATCGCGAGCATGGCACCGATGCAGAGTTCTTGGTGGAGGTGTCCAAGGTTGTCACGTTCCCAACCACCACTGGTCGTCCAGGTGCATCGTTCAATCCTTCCGGCAAGGACTGGCCTACGCTCGACAACTCACTGGTGATCGGGTCATCTGGGATTCATGGTGCGATGCACTTGGCTGCGTATCTTGGTGCGAAGTTCATTGTGTTGGTTGGTGCTGATTGTGGAACTTTGGGTGGTGCTGAACGGGTTGAAGGCTATGTGCAGGGTGAGCATCCTTGGGAGTTGTATGAGTCGCATCTTCGAGACATGAAGCAACGCTTGTTTGAGATGTACGGATGTCAGGTCTATTCGTTGAATCCGTTTATCAACTACAGTTTGGAAGGTACTGCGTATCGTGGAGCAGCGTCCATCAACTAGAATTGGAATCCTATGGCAATCACCAACGGCTACGCCACACGCAATCAGATCAAGGCGGCACTCCGAATCGGGACTGCCGACTCAATCGACGATGATTTAATTGACAATGTGGCCGGTGCTGCATCACGTCTCATTGATGGTTATTGCAACCGCAAGTTCTGGCAGACAGGCACTGCTGAGTCACGGTTGTTCACAGCAGAGGATTCGTTCTACTGCTCGATTGATGATGTGGCTGGGACTGCGATCACAGTGCAAACATCAAACAACGGTGACGGAATCTTTGATGTCACCTTTGCGGTTACGGACTACCAGTTGGAACCGTTGAACGGATACTTGGACGGATTGACTTGGGCGTTTGACAAGGTACGTGCAGTCGGTGACTTCTTGTTCCCAACCTTGAACTCAAACTATGGTTCGCAAGCATTGGTCAAGATCACTGCAAGGTTTGGTTGGCCTGCTGTACCTGAAGAAGTAACACAGGCAACAATCATTCAGGCATCAAGAATCTTCAAACGATATGACAGTCCGTTGGGTGTCGCAGGATTCGGTGACATGGGTGCAATCAGAGTGAGCCGTGCGCTCGACCCTGACGTGGCACAGCTCGTCGAGCCGTACCGACGCATGCGCATGTTCGCATGAGTTCAACCACCACCGTCTCCCAGATCAAAACTGGTTTGGCTGCCAACCTGGCAACCGTGCCAGGTCTTCGCGCTTACGCCTATCAGCCTGACAATGTGAACACCCCGTTCGCTTGGCCGTTGCTGGACAATCCAGTACAACGGGGCTATGGGTGGGGGTTTGATTACTCACAAGTTCACGGTGTCGGTTGTGGTGGGTCGTTCGGCTGAGCGCACTGCACAGACTTTGTTGGATGGGTATCTGTCTTATGCCGGTGCAACTTCGATCAGGGCTGCTATCGAATCGGATCGGACTTTGGGTGGGGTTGTGCAGGACTTGATTGTTGAGTCTGCTGACAACATCTCTACCCTTGAAGCGAACGACGCAACGTATCTGGCGATTGACTTCGTTGTCACGGTGTACGCCTGACCCCTTGCCGTAGGTTGCTTGTGGCGTGTAGTGTTATCGCATCGGCTCTGCCGAGCAGACATCAACTCAAACGCCGATAGGCAGGAGCAGACATCATGGCCAAGCAAGTACTCACAAACGTCGCAGTCACCTACGGCACTGCTGCAACTGACATCTCAAGTTTTGTCACAAGCATCACTCTGTCGTCCAGTGCTGCTGAAGTTGCCACGACATCGATGGGATCGTCAGCTGTGACACGCATCCAAGGCTTGATTGATAACTCGATCACAATGGAATTGCAACAGGACTACCCAACGATTGAGAAGTTGTTCTTCGATGCGTTCACTGCTGGTACTGCTGTACCGATGACAGTGAAGCCGAACGGAACTGCTGCTGCTTCGTCCACGAATCCACAGTATGCCTTCTCGGTTCTGCCAACTTCACACGAAATGGTCAAGGGTGCTATCGGTGACCTAGCCACCATGAGCATCAGTTTCCCAATCTCTGGTGCAATTACGAAGACTGGTTCTGGCGCGTAGTTTCAAATAATCCAATCCCTTACCTGCGGAGGTAGAGAATGAAAATCGCACTCAGTTTGACTAGTGCATTAGATAGTAAGCAACGCACAATCATTGCTGCGTTCCCTGACTTCATTGCGTTTGAAAATAAATACAATCGCAGTGTCGCCAAGTTTGAAGACGAACTCACATTGACTGATCTTGCATACCTTGGATGGCATGCAGAGAAACGGTTGAAGAAGACTGGGTTGGACTTTGAATCATGGTGCGAGGAGATTGAAGCACTCGAAGTGGGAGACAGCGCAGAAGCAGTGATCGTCCCTTTGGAGATAAGTCAGCCCACTGGGTAATCGCATACCTGTCCGTTGAGACAGGGATTGCACCTTCAGTGTTGCTGGCAGAAGAACCACGAATGCTGTTCACAATGTTGGCGTACCTTCGATGGAGAGCCATTCACCTAGGCAAGTAGTATTCGTGTATGGCAAGTCGTGCAGGAACATTCATCTCAATCGATGAGCCGGTACTGATTGAAGGTCTTGCAGACTTCCTCCGTGATCTATCAAAGACATACCCTGACTTCAACAAAGAAGCGCGCATCGCCAGTCAAGGTGTGGCAGAGCTGCTCGTTGTCGCAGCAACCTTTGAGGCTGCATCGGTGACCCGTAATCGTCAGGCGTTAGAAGTGATGAAGGGGATGAGGGCGCAACGTGACCGCATCCCGACAATCAAGTTGCAAGAGAAGTCTGGGTTCGTATCCAAGTCAAAGCCGAACCGAAGTCGCAAGACCAAGGTGACCAGGGGCGATGTGTTCTTCGGTGCTGAGTTTGGTGGTGGCAAGTTCGGCTCATCCAACAGGACGGTGGCTGGGGCTAAGTCTCGCGCTGGTACCGAGATGCCTCGCAAGGGTGGGGGTAGGACTACCCAGTTCCTTCGGCATCGAGGGAAGTCTGGGTACTTCTTCTGGCCTACTGTCCGCAAGAACAAGGACAACATTGCCAAGGAGTATTTGAACGCGATTGACAAGGTTTTGGAGAAACTGAAAGATCGTTGACTTTGGCGGTGGTTTCGCTACCCTGTAGGTAGGGAGGTAGCGATGGTTGTCTATTTTGATTCGGTCAAGTCTGTTCAGCCGAAGCCGTTCGCCACGAATTGGGTTGACCTCAAAGAACGCTTGATGCACCATGAGGAGAATGCGAACAAGTCTGATGGTGCGTTGTGGTCACCTGTCGAGTACTACCCAGGTGGGACTCGCGGTAACACTGCGATCAGGTTCATTGAAGCGTTGGTCGTTGACATGGACGGTGAGTCGTTTGCGAACGCCAACCTTGATGGGTTTGAGTATCTCGCCTATTCCACGTACTCGCATCGACTAGATGACCCTCACTATCACTTAGTTCTGCCACTTGCTGAGCGTGTACCGGCAGGACTGTGGCGAGCAGTGTGGCAAGAGCTGCACGAACGAATCAACTTGCAAGGTGACCCTGCAACGAAAGACGCTGCGCGTATCTTCTACCTTCCGCAACATTGTCAAGATCAACCGTTTGAGTTCCACGAACAATCAGGCAAGTTCATTGACACAGACTTCCAATACGAACCTGCTCGCAACCCAACACCAAGATCGCCACGTCAGTCTGCTCAGCCTCGACGCAAGCGCACTATCGGTGTTGAGATGAATGATGCGTGGTGGGATGCAGGCAAAGTGATTACGAAGTATGACGGTCTTGAAGGTAAAGCATTGTGGTCTGCTGTGTTGGCTGACTTCCGTGCCTTGCGCTCGGCTTGTGAGGATGTCATCTAGAATTGGCGCATGGCTGGCGCACGTACCTTCGTAGTTCGATTCCTCGCTGACGCTGATCAATACAAGAAGGGCATCAAGCAAGTCAACGATGGCATGGGTGGGTTGAAGACCCAGGTGTCAAGTCTGATGCCGTCATTCAAAACAATGGCGATTGCTGGTGCAGCTGCGTTCGGTGCCGTTGCAGCCTTCGCAACCAAAGCAGTTCAGGCTGCGGCCGAAGATGAGAAGTCTCAAGCGTTGTTGGCGAAACAGTTACGCACCACCTTTGGTGCTAGTGATCAGTTGATTGCATCCACAGAACGGTTGATCGCTGTTCAACAACTTTTGACTGGTGAGTCTGATACGAATCTTCGAGCAGCGTTGGGTGGGTTGACTCGCGCCACTGGTGACTACAATAAAGCAACCGGTCTGCTCAGTCTTAGTCAAGACATAGCCGCACAAACTGGAGCTGACTTGACGGCTGTGAGCACAAGTTTGGGCAAGGCCAGTTTGGGCAACTTCACAGCGTTGAAGAAGTTGGGTATTCCAATCGATGAGAATGTTGTCAAGTCCAAAGACTTCCAGAAGGTGTTGGAATCTTTGACGGCAACCTTTGGTGGTGCGTCTGCAACTGCTGCTGACACATTCGGTGGCAGACTGAAAATTATCAGGGGACAGTTTGGTGAGATTGTTGAAACGATTGGTGCAGCCTTACTTCCATTCTTGGATCGGTTCGCCAAGTTCCTGACTGACAAAGTTGCTCCTGCTGTTCAACGGGTTACAAGTGTGATCGGTGAGAAGGGATTGATCGGGGGGTTCCAACAGTTGATCTTTGAATCTGGTGGTGCTGGCACAGCAGTCGTTGGAGTATTCAGAGTCATAGCTATTGCGGCCGGTCAAGTATCAAATGTTTTGTACAAAACTTTTTTTCTTGCTAAGGCAGTGATTTTAGCAACGCAACCCACCAAGATTGTGCAAGCAACTGAAGCTGCAATCAAAGGTTTGACTGGCACAGCGGTTGACATTGACAAACTGAAAGCATCTTTTGACAGCATTGCTGTGCCTATAAACAGTTTCAAAACTGAGTTGATGTCTGCTGATGCTGCTGAACGGTTCTTCAATAAGACTGGCAAGATCACAGCGGACACGTTCGGGGATGACACTAAGAGTGGTGTGGCGAAGGCTGTGAAGACTGCTACCGAGAAGTTGAAGATTTATACGGATGCGTTGAAGTCGAGCAACTCTGCACAGAAGTCGTTCACTGATGCGCAGAAGGCTTCGGTCAAGGCTGGTGAATCGTTGACTCAGGCGAACACGAATGTGGCGAACGCGCAGGCTGCGTTGGATCAGGCTGTGGCTGGGTTCGGTGCTGATTCGCCACAGGCTAGGAAGGCTGCGTCCGACTTGACGCAGGCTCAGCGTGGGTTGGAACGTGCTGGGTACAACGTGGAGGGTTCGTTGTTTGCGATCAAGGATGCTGAGGAGGCGTTGAAGAAGGTTCGTGCTGATCCTGAGTCAACACCTCAGGCGATTCGTGAGGCTGAGATTGCGTTGGCTGAGGCGAAGTTGTCGAGTGCTGATGCGATTGATCAGCAGACTGAGGCGACTAACAGTTTGACGACTGCGACTGGTTTGTTGAATGAGGCAGTCTTTGGTGCTTCGACTGGTTCAGAGATATTCAAAACTTTGTCGAATGCGTTGACTGATGCGAAGGAGAAGCAAGCTAGTGCGACAGAGGCTGTGGCTGATGCGATTGATCGTGAGACTGAAGCGTTGGATAACTATCGTGAGGCGATCAAGAAGGTGGGTGAGACTCAAATCTTGTATCCAAAGGTGACGGCTGCGAACCCGATGGCTGGGTTTGCTAACTCCATTCCGGCAACGGTGACTGGTAACTCGACTGGGTTCAACGCGAATCCTTCTGGTGGGTTCACTCAGAATGTGGTTGTGCAGGCTGGTCTTGTTTCTTCACCAGATCAACTTGCACAGGAGTTGGCTGACCTGTCGGATCGGTTTCAGAGGTTGAATGGTGGCAACGGTTTCTTTGGTAATGGCAGGTTGTAATGGCTAAGGCTGCGAAGTGGGGTTCAACATACAAGGTGTTGTTGGATGTCGGTTTCTTAGCTGATGCGTTCACATTGGATTCAAGCCTGCTTGATGGCACTGATGTGTTGGATGGTTCAACAGACTTTGTGGACATCACCGAGTATGTGACCAACATCAATATCAATCGTGGCCGTGCAACCCAACTTGATTCGTTCCCTTCATCGTCTTGCACAATCACTGCTGATGATCGTGCAGCTGAACGATACTTTGATCCACTGAACACAGACTCCCAGTGGTATTCGGGTGGGACTGTGGGTATCGCACCACGTCGAGCATTCCAGGTCTATGGCGGTACAGCCGGAACCACAGCAATGTTCACAGGCTTCGTGTACGACTTGAACATTGACTATGCCGAACCGAACCTGTCAACAGCAACAATCGTTGCCACCGACGCACTCGGCCAACTTGGTCAAACCGTCCTGACCGCATTCAACCCATCATCACAACTCACGTCTGCGCGTGTGTCAGCAATCTTGGATCGTCCAGAGGTTGCGTTCTCGACTGCGTTGCGGAACATTGAGACTGGGGTTGCGACGTGTGGAACGGTTGCGTATGAAGATGCAACGAATGTGTTGCAGGCGTTGCAGGATGTGGCGACGGCTGAGGGTGGGCGTTTGTTTGTGAATCGTTCTGGGTTGGTTGAGTTTGATGCTCGGATTGAGTCGTCGTTTGGTACGGCTGTGGCTTCGTTTGGTGGTACGGCTGTTCCAATTCAGTCGTTGTCGAATGTGTATGGGGCTGAGACGGTGTTGAATCGTGTGGCTGTGCAGATTGATGGTGGTACGGCTTCGAGCATTGCTTCTGGTACTGCGTCGCAGGCTGAGTATGGGATCAAGGCGTTGTCGTTGACTGGGGTTCCGTTGGCCACTGATGCTGCTGGGTCTGCGTTGGCGTTGTCGTTGTTGACTAGGTTTCAGGAACCTGTGGTTCGGTTCTCGGAGATGGATGTGTTGCTGAATGCGTTGACTACAGCACAACAAGCACAGATGGCAGGGCTAGAAATTGGTGACATTCTCTCGGTGACAAAGACTTTTGCTACTGGCACACCGGCAACGGTGACACAGAACGTCGTCGTCGAATCCATACGGCACACAGTCAACCCATCAACACATCGCGTCACCATCGGAATGGGTCAAGTCCAACTTGTACTACCATTCATCCTGGACACGTCGGAACTCGACGACGCTACTTACGCACTACAATAGGAGCATTATGGCAGTCAGACCCACCTTCACTTCAGGCGATGTATTCACAGCAGCCAACGCCACGACACTGGCTGCATCTGTAGTTGCAATCAACGCGCAGACCGGCACAACATACACAGCAGCCGTTGGCGATGTTGGCAAACTTGTGACCCTCAGCAACGCAGCTGCAATCGCACTCACAATCCCACCCTCAGTCTTCGCTGTTGGTGACCAGATCAACATCATGCAAGGCACAGGTGGATCGGGTGTTGTCACGATCAGTGGTGCAAGCGTGACACTGAACTCAAATGGTGCGAAGTTGAAGACGAACGGACAGTTTGCAGTTGCAACAATTCTTTGCACAGCGTCAAACGTGTTCTTGGTATTTGGCAACTTGGTGGCATAAGCCATGCAACTACTTGCGAGTGTTGCTGCTGGTTCAAACGCACCAACATCACTTGAATACATCGTTGTTGCTGGTGGAGCTGGAGGCGGATTCGGTCGTGGTGGAGGCGGTGGCGCAGGTGGATACCGGTCATCGGTATCGGGCGAATCGACTGGAGGTGGGGGAACTTTAGAAAGTCCTTTGACAGTTGCCGCTGCACAATCATTCACTGTCACCATTGGTGCTGGTGGTGCAGCAAGCAGTCCTGGCAATAACTCTGTTCTTTCAACTATTACATCGACAGCTGGTGGTGATCCTGGTGAGGATGAAAGTTCTCAACCAAACGGGCAAACTGGTGGTTCGGGTGGTGGTGGAGGTACTCGATTCCCTGCAACAACCCCAACCCCAACGGGTGGTGCGGGTACAGCGAATCAGGGGTTTGCTGGCGGAAATGGGTTTGCAAATAACGTGACCGTTCTTCCAGGTGGAGGTGGCGGTGGCGCAGGCGGTGCTGGTGTGTCTGGAGCAAACAACCCAGCTAATGGCGGAATAGGAATTGCATCAAGCATCACCGGAAGTTCGGTCGGTCGAGCAGGCGGAGGAGGGGGCGGTTCGCTCAATCTCAACTTTGGCACCGGCACATCGGGCGGGGGAAATGGGTCGGCATCAGGAGTTGGCTCACCAGGCACAGCAAATACTGGAGGGGGCGCAGGATCGGGGGGTGCTAACTCATTCGCGGGTGGGGCGGGTGGGTCGGGCGTTGTGATCATCAGATACCCAGACACTTTTGATGACTTGACATCCATTGGCGGTGGTCTTACTTATGCAAGAACGACACCAACGGGATTCAAAGTTTATTCATTCACAGCAGGAACAGGATTGGTGACAGTCTGATGGCTCACTACGCATTCCTTGACTCAAACAATGTGGTCACTGAAGTCATCACAGGCAAAGATGAAACAGAACTGATTGACGGTCTTGACACAGAAACTTGGTATGGCAACTTTCGTGGCCAAGTCTGCAAACGCACAAGTTACAACAACAACATTCGCAAACAGTATGCAAGTGTTGGGTTTACATACGATGCAATCAAAGACCAGTTTGTTAGACCACAACCGTTCGCGTCGTGGACACTTGACAGCAACAATGATTGGCAAGCACCAACTGCCAAACCGAATGATGGGAAGATGTATAGATGGGACGAATCATCTCTCGCTTGGGTCGTACTCGCTGGTTAGTTGTTGCTCCTGCGCTTCTAGCCTCGATCTTTAGTTTCATTCCGTCAGCTTCAGCTGAACCAGCACCAGGGTTGTCCACGTCGTATTACACGATTGATGAGATACCTCCTGTCATGTCTGACACTGAGTATCCATTGTGTGGTTCGGAGGTTGAGAACAACATCAATCGTTCGTATGACGGTGAGCCGTATCTAGATTGCACAGGCGATCTGTTCATGGTTCACATGACTGGGTTCATCACAATCCCTGAACACAACACGATTGAGTTTTGGTTGGCAACCGATGATGGTGGCCGTATCAACATTGGTGGGAATGAGTGGGGCAACTGGGGTGATCAGGGTTGCAGTTGGATGGAGTCTGGGCAGATAGACATTAGTGCAGGCGATGCCAACCTGAATCTCTTCCTGTACGAGAACGGTGGAGCGTCCTGTCTGATGCTTGCGTGGAATATCAACGGTCAAGGTTTTGAGATAGTTCCGGATGCAGCGTTCACAACTAATGGCTCACCAACAACCACTACGACTAGCACAACTACGACTACCACTACGACAACTATCCCTCAGACAACGACAACTATCCCTCAGACAACGACAACTATCCCTCAGACAACTACGACTTCTACAACTACAACTTCAACGGTTCCACCAACAACAACTACTTCTTCGACGACCACAACTTCAACAACAAGTACAACATCGACACAGCCACCACCACCTGAAACGGTGCCTCCACCACCCACAACAATGCCAGCCCCACCAGAGACAATGCCTGAGCCACCACCCACCCTGCCATTCGTACTACAACCATTATTCCCTCCCATCCCTGACACGATGCCAGAACCACCAGCAACGATACCGACAATCCCACTCCCCCCAGACACAATGCCCCCACCCCCAGACACCCTGCCCTTGCCACCAGACACCCTGCCAGAAGCACCACAAGCCCCTGAGACAAGCCAACCAGCCGAAGACGCACCACTGCCACCCATCAGCGATAAGGCTGTAGTCGAAGCCCTAGCCAACATCCAGCAAGCAACACCAACAGAAGTCAAAGCCATCGTCACCGAGCTGCTCGCCTTCGCACTCACCACCGACCAAGCCGTCTCCGTTGCATCCGAACCGGCAGTGCTGGAAGTGTTGACGAACGCTGAAGCGGAACAAGTATTTGAGCAGGTTGCGGTTGAAGAACTGTCAACGGAGCAGGCTGTTGAATTGGTTGACGCTGTACAAGATGCACCATCCAAAGTGCGTAAAGCATTCGAGGCTGTGTTGAATATGTTTGAAGGTTTCGCTGATGATTATGTGATGACGAATCAGACTGTGCCTATCAAAACTCGACGTGCGCTCATCGCTCTGAGTGCTGTATTCTTGGTGTCAGCCCCTGCACCAATCCGAAGGAATACGCGATGAAGATATGGGGTGAGTTCCATGCGTTGCTGTGGACGATTGCTGCATCTGTCACGACGATCCTCACGTTGTCGGGGGCTATCCAAATGGTCGTGATCTGGCTTACTGTTGGAGCATTAGTTCTGCACCTGATCGGCGCACTCACCAAGAAAGAAGAATCAGAATGAGAAAGTTTCAAGATGTTGCAGGTCGTATCGTTGCAGTGTTCATGTCTTCAGCGTTGGCCATCGTTGGTGGTTCGGCATTGATCGCACCGGAACTAGAGATATGGAAGTCGGCATGTCTTGCTGGTTTCGCAGCGTGTGCCACCGTGATTCAGAAGTTGGCTCAAGCATCGCTCGATGGCAACCTGACAATGGAAGAAATCAACGACTCATTCGGCGTAAAGAAAAGAAGTGACCCGATGACCAAGATGCCTTGGCCTGTAGTACCCATCAAGTGGTGCTTCACCTTCAAAACAAGAAGCCTTCGGAGGTATCCCTCACGATGTTGCGACCCATCACAGGTGGCGGTCAGTTGCACCATTGTGCTGCTCGCGCTTGGGAAGCAATGAAGCATGCAGCTAAGGCTGAGGGTGGGATCAATCTGAAGCCGACTAGTTCTGGTGACACGTATCGAAGTATCGCTCAGCAGAAGGCTGGGTTCTTGCAACGGTTCCAACTTGAACCGATTGAAGGCGCGCAGACAAGAACTTACGATGACAAGAAGTGGTATCTGAAGAAGGGTATGGCGGTACTTGCGTCACCTACAGATGACAAAGCAAAGTGTTCACGGCACATGATGGGTATCGCAGTCGATGTCGCGAATGCTTCTGGGAAGGTACTTGCGTGGTTGTTGGAGAATGAGCAACGTTTCGGCTTCTCACATGAAGTGGTGAACATGCCTGGTGCAGAACCTTGGCATCTCAGGTTCACCGAAGGTAAAGCAATGCCACAAGCCGTCCTTGACTACGAGGCAACACTGCCACCGAAGCCGGTTGTCTAATGGACTGGGGCATTGTTGTCGCAGCGTTGGTCACGGCTGTGGGTGGGGTTTTGACAACGCTGATGGTGGTGTTGCGTAAAGAGAACACGCAAGACCATGCAAAGGTTGTGGATGCTCTTGAGGTGCTTAGTGGAAATGTGACGAACATTGGGACTAAGTTGGATGGACACATCGATTGGCATCTCAAGGGGGTACCTAATGGCAAAGTTTCTTCAGGAAATCAAAGCCCAAGAACTAAGAGGCGCGTCAAAGATTGACGACATCATCGCCAAACTCTCTGCCGAAGATGGCAAAGACTTGCGCGAAGCATTGAACGATCCAACGATCAGACCAATGCAGATCATCCATGCACTCAAGAAACGTGGATTGAAACTGTCACCATCCTCGATCACCCGATACAGAGACAACCACAATGTCCCTAGCTGACGACCTGCGTGAAGCAGGTCAACCAGCATGGCCAGTGATCCAACCTGGCAAACGATACACAGTCCCCACCCTCAACCCA